TTCCTTCTGTGCCTGACCGCACTGGCCCAGACCAGCACCGTGGTCATCGTTCCCGCCGCGCTTCGTGACGCGGCCAACGCGGTGGCCAAGCAGGAGTTTGACCCGGTTGGCGGCGAACGGACCTTCACCGCCGCGCTGGTCACGTTGCCCGCGACCAACACGGTGACGCACTACTGGTGCGCGACGCCGTTCTCCGCAACCAATCGCGCCAAGCTCAACGTGTTGACCAACACACCACCATTCGCCGGCGTGACGCTGGTGCTGGACTACGACCTCACCAACGGCGCCGCCCCATTCGAGTTCCTCGCCACCCACGGCCTCGCGGTTTACTCGCCGGCCCCGTTCGAAACTGCACCATGAAATGGCACCCATCAGCCAAGGCGACGTATGGAAACGCCTGAACGCAATGTCCGACCGACTCACCCATCTGGAGCCGGTGGTAGACGCGCTGCGGGAACAAGCCAACCGCACCGAGGCGCGCTTGGATGATTTCGAGAAGGAAGCCCGGGGCCGCTGGGAGGCACACAACAACCAAATGCACACTCTGAAGACCGACATCACCGCCGAACTGCACAACCTCAAGTCCGAGCAACGCGTCCACGTCGCGGTCGTGGGTCTGGTCATCGGGATTCTCAGTTTCCTGGGAATCACCATCGGCGGCTGGGTCATCAAATCCTCCCTCGATTCCGTGCGTGCTAGCATCAACACCCAACAACGATGAACGAAGAAACGCTCATTGCCGGCCTGCTCGATACCTACTCCGCCAAGCATGGCTGGCTCGCCGCCGCGCTGACATGGATCGGCACCGCCCGCGTCGGTTTCAAGCTGGTGTCCGGCAAGCTGGAGGAAGCCATCGCGGCCTTCGTGGAATTCAGCGTCTCGACCAAGGACGCCGATGCCGTGGACCGCATTAACGCCCTGTTCGCCAGCCGCACCTATCGCCTGCTCGCCTTCCTCGCCGACTACATCGCCAGCGTGAAACTCCCACTCCAAGCCCGCACCGGCCAAACCGTGAACATTCCAAAACCATGAAGACCCCAAAAACCGACATCTACGGCCGCCCGATTACGTGGCACGACAAAGTGGAATGGTGGATTGAGGACCATCTGGGCAAGATACTCCTTTGCCTCATGCTGCTTGGCATAGGCTGTTTCTTTGCCGGATGCGCCTCCACCAAAGCCAACAGCCAGAAGACCCTCGCCGGCATCCAATACGGGGCCGACGCCGCCATGAAGCTGTGGGGCAGCTACGTGGCCAAGGAGCAGAAGCGCGCCGATGCCCTGCCCGATGGCCAGCGGGAGGCCGCCCACGCGAAGCTCCTCGAACGCCGGCTTCAAGTGGACGATGCGCGGCGGAAGTTTAGCGCCGCCTGGGCCACCGCCTTTGCCGCCGCCCGATACGACACGCAGCAACCGGCCGCCGGCCAGGTGCTGAGCCTGCTCACCAACCTCGAAACCACCGTCAACGCCTTCGCCAAATGACTGCCATCGCCATCCCGCTCGCCATCGAAGCCGCCAAGGCTCTTGCTCCGTTCGCTCTTGACGTGCTCAAGCTGCTCAAGCAACGCGGCGAGCTAACACCTGAACAAATTGCAGAGCTGCAATCCTTGAACGCTAAGACCGAACGGGATTACGTTATCGCAGCAGGCGGTAAGGAATAACAACCTATGAGCGCCAGTCTCAAGATCGACACCGCACCCGCCATGAAGGCATTCCGCGCGTATGCTCTGGAGACTAACCGCGAGTTGTCGGCGGAGTTGAATCGGCGGATGTTCTACGTCTGCCTCCGTGCATTTGTGCTGATGCCTCCGCGTGAGATACAAGCAGCTAAGGCACGGGCAAAGGCTTACATAGAAGAGATGCTAAATGCTCGGCAGATCAAGAGGTTGAACGCCGCGCAAAAGTCGGTTGGCTTTGGCAATCGGTTTTCCGTGAACCGAATCACAAAGAAGGGAGTCAATGTGGTTCGATCAATTGCGGCGCAGAATCGCGCTGGCAAAAACGTCCGGGCATTTATCAAGCGCGTTGAGCAAACTGCGCTCCGGCGGGTCCACCTGATTGCCCAGGCTCGCAGGATTAAACGCGGCCAAAAAGCGTTGCTGCCGAAGGAAATCAAAGCACAAGCGCAGACAGGCAAGAGCGCATTCCGCAAAGGTGTCGGCAGTGTCCGCAGCGGCGCCGCGGCACAAGGCCGGGTAAAAGCAGCAATCGTCAAGGTGCTAGACTCGCTCAGCAAAGCCAACATCGGCCGCGCATTCAGCCAATTCGGGCGAGAGGCAAAGGTAAACCGAAAAGGTGTTGTCACGCGACCAGAGACGCCGCCAAACTCTGCGCTGGCCAAGATTGCCGGAGAGTATGGGGTTGGCTTTAACGCCAAGTCATCCGTCGGCGTCATGGGTGGATTGCGGGCAAACACAGCCGCGGCAAAGCCAGGGCTAAATCCCGTTGTGTCTTTTCACTTGGAAGGAACAATTCAGGCCGACCAAGTTTCAAAGGTGAACGCTAAACTTGCCGGCGCGTTTCAACAGGCTCTTAATGACGAAAAAGCGCAGCTAGAAGCCAAGATGGCAGCCAAGGCGCAAGCGATTGCGGACAAGTATTCCGCGCGATGAATCACTCAAGAGCAAACGAGAAGGTTGTCACTTCTGGCGCGGGTTTGGCCGGCGACGGGATGACCTTGACCTTGAGGATGTCGCCAGATCGGCCGGGCGCGTATGGCATGCCGGGGCGGCGAGCGATTAGACCTTCGCCGCGTTCCGCTTGGACTCTCTGCATTTGCCAAATTGCCGCGGCGTTGTCGTGGCATTCCCAACGCTCAACGGGGAGCACCGGTCCCCATGAACGCACGGTCGCCATCCGCTCAAGCCAATCGCCGGCAGCATCGGGAGCATCGAAAACGCGGAACTTGAAAGTGCGGTCAATCGTCCCGAACCGCACGCCGGCCGAAGCCTTGGCGAACTGTCCACGTCCGCACCACATTTCGCCGTCAAGCCGCACGCCGGCCGGCAGTTCCGCGCGGAACCAATCGGGCAGCGTGATTTCGTTGCCCTGCCGGGTCCACATCTTCGCGCCATCCCAGAACGCCCGGCACCCGTCAAACTTCTCCGACAGATACCAGCCGGTCAGGTCTTCGCCCTGCCAGTCCATACCGTGCGCTAGTTCGTCCGTGTTCACGGGGCGAATCAATACTCCGGCGGGTTTACTGTCAACCGTAAAAGCATGAGCGCCAGCCTCGACATGACCGGCTCCACGCAACGCGCCGTTGCGGCGTGGCTGTCCGCTCAGCTTCCGACGTGGGCCGCACTGACGCCGACGTGGGTTCCGCGCATCCTCACGGGCTACCAGCGCGCCACGGCTGGGGATGCGTTGTCGCAGATGGAAGCGGGCGGGGAGCCGGATGTCATCATTGTGGAGTGTCAGTCAGCCGACCCGGATTCTCCAATTGAGCCGACCCACTGGGATGCCGAAGTGATTGTCCGTGTCCGGCATGATTGCGACCGGGTTCCGGAATCGGTTCACAGTGCGCGCGTCCATGCGCTCCTGACGGTCATTCACGACACAGAAGCGGCGGAGACGCTTTCAGCGGAGGACGATTACACCGCTCAAATCCTCATTCCGGGCCGGCAGTATCAATCCAACTCCGGCCGCAGTTTTGAGACTTCAATCACGTTCACCGTGAAAGGGTTCCCAAGGACTTCAACGTAACCACCAACACACACCAATATGTCTTCAGCATCTATCGGCAATCCCCATGTGTTCATGGGCAAGGGAGTTCCAACCATTGTCTTTTACGACAAGACCGGAACCAGCCTCAGCACCGCATTCGTTACGCCTGCAATTGAGGAAGTTGACGTTACCGTCGGAGGAGCCTCTGATGAACAGGAAGGCGTTGATGGAGACATTGAGCACGTTCACTTCAAGGGTGAATACCTTGAAATGAATCTGAACTGCCGGGCCGTTGGTTCTACCGTGGCCAACGCGCTCAAGGCTTCAACGCTGCCGTCTGGAGGGTTTACCGCGGTCATCACCGGGGCCAAGGTTTTCCGCGCTGGCGACTTTACCGATGCGGTAAACGTCACGTCCGGTGGCAATCTTGCAAACCGGTGGATTGTGCAACCCGGCGCAAAGTTCACCGGGCCTAGCACGGACCGCGCGCGAATCAACGTGACGCTGCGTCGTTACAACGACATTGCCGCCACTTCAGTCGCCACCGAATGAGCGCCTGGCGGCCAGCCGGATTGATCGGTGAGCGTCCGCGCGTGTTCCGCGTGATGACGCTGGAACCGCTTGCGCTCGGGCATCTTCGAGTGTTGGCCGAGCTTGGCATTGACCCATTCGACAGCATCGGAGTGACCGAAGCGGTCGGCATCGCGTTCGTGTGCGCGCAAAAGCCAGACGTTGCGCTGCGCCGTGCGGAAGCCTTTTGGCTGCCGGCCTACCTACGGCTGGTGCTGTGGCTAACCCGAGAAGATGACCTACCAAAGCAACTTGCAGCCGTGCGAGAGTATCTTGAGGCCAACTTGCAAGGGCCGGAGTTTGAACGCGACCTGTCCCGGCAACGGCGCAATGGCAAGCTAGCGGCCCCGCTGCAAGTCAACCTCCGCGCGCTGGCAATGTCTCGACTGCATCTTTCGTCCGCAGAAGCCGACGCGATGCCGGTGATTGAGGCGTTGCAACTGTTGGCCGCCGAAGCGGAGGCCAGCGGAACCGTCAAGCTATGGTCCGATGAGGACGAAGCCTTTGAGCAATTTTGCCGTGGGCTTGAGAATCCGACGGCGAACCAACCCGAACCCCAACGGAACTGACGCATGGGCACAACCTACGGCAGCCAAGACTTTGCAAACGCGGGCAACGTGACGCTGGTTGGCATCTCGCCGGCAAGCGATCCCGTGCGCGGCCAGTCGTGGGCATATCTTTACACCGGCACCCGGACGGGCATTGAAACGCTGGCGGCCAATCTTGCGTTGCAAGGCGTGCGCTACACGTCGCGGCATGAGCGTGGTCTAAGTTCGTTGGAAGCCCACTTCGGAGCAGACCCGAATGGCGGTTCCGAATCGCCGATTGATTCGTATTCGCGCGACGTGGACATCATCACGGAGGACACGTTTGCGAACCCGCTTTTGTGGCCTTGGATGTTTTCCAATAGCAACCCGGCTGAGGCGCGTAAGCTGATGCTGGACGCGGTTAACGAAGGCAACTTGGCTTCGTTCAACAATCCCGCCGCCGACGCCGCTTACCTTGCGTTGACCCGCGGGAAAAACACCTACAGCTATCGGCCGCCGACACTGCGCCGGACCCGCAGCTTCTCCACGTCCTACGCCTCGCCACGGACTCCATCGACAATCCCGGTAGCCTACACGCGCGAGGCTTTGATTCGTGAGTTTAACATTCCGGCTGCAATCGCAAGCTCCATGATACCAGCCGACCCGACAACGCCGTTGCCTGAAAGCACGCAATGGCTTTGGATGCTGACACAAGATTCAAGCGAAACCAGCCGCGGCGGTTTGCGGATCACCGAAACAATGGTCTGGGCCGCCGACGCGATTTACCCGGCTTTGACCAACGTCATCACCTGACCTATGGCACTCTTTTCAATCTTCGGTTCTCTTGGTCTTAACACGGCAGCGTTTGAGGCTGGCATGAAGCGGGCGGAGTCGGTTGCGTCAAAGGCAGGAACGAACATCGCCAGCGATTTCAAGGGCAGAATCGCGAGCATGTTTACCGTCGAAGCCGTTGAGAGCTGGGGAAAAAAAATTCTTGAACGAGTTGGAAACATAAAAGACAGCGCGGAGAATCTCGGCCTAACATTTGAGGAAGTTCAGGAGCTTGAAAGCGCAGCTTTTGAGGGGAATTCAACAATGGAAAAGGCCGGAGCCGCGCTTGAAAAGTTCACGATGGCACGCGCAAAGGCTGTCGGCGGAAACCCAAGCGCAATTGCCGCATTCAATGAGCTGGGGCTCAGTATGGAACAGGTGTCCGACGAGACTGTTAGCAATCTGACACTTTGGCGCGCAATTGGAACCGAGTTAAATGGAAGCAATCCAAGCATGGTTCAACGAGTGGCGCTGATGCAATTGCTAGGGAAGAGCGGCGCGCAGCTTGCACCGGTCTTAGACGCGCTCCGAAAACCAGCGCCAGAAAACATGATAAGCGGTGAGCAGATTAGCAGGCTGGACGATGCAAAGAAAAGTCTTGAGAGACTGCAAAAAGGTGCGCTCAACAAATCTGTCCCGGGAATGACGGCGGCAATTGATGCGACCACTGCCGCCTTTGATAGCAGGTCATCAATGATGCTGACCGCTATGCGTGGTCCAGGCGCATTGTCTGATCCGATAGCGGCTGCCGTGTCGGCCACATTTCGATCAATGTTTGGATCTGATAAGGTTCAATCCGGAAGCGCTGGGTTTGGCAATCTCCGCGTTGCAGAGGAAAGGATGACGGAGCAAAAAACGATGGCCCGCGACATGTCCGCGGCGGCCAAGTCTCTTGAGGACATCAAAGCCCTGATCAAATCGGAACGCGACGCGACCAACGACTAGCCATGAAACGCTTCCCACAAATCCGAAAGCTGCCCGAGGTTGGCTTTAAGCGGGACCACGCGGAAGTCATCAACCAACTGTCCGACGTGGCCGCGCGGCTGCAACCAATCGCCGGCCCGGGCATCCTGATTGACCAAACCGCAAACGGAATGGTCATTCGCACTGACCCCACTTTCACCGGCAACGGAAACAACAGCGGCAAACCCCGCTGGCTCTAACACTCAAAACATATGGCAACACTCGCGCAATCAATCAAACACACTGCCACGCTGGACAATGGCGAAGTCTACACCAACACCGTATCTACCAAGACGGTCACTTTGACTGCGGGTGGAAATGCGCACAAAACCACTCAAGAGGTAACAACTTCATTTCTTGCGCTTCAGGTTGGTGCGGTTCCAATCACGGCAACCAACGATTACTTTGTCACCGTCCGCAACACCAGCAACACCGATGGCGTGCTGCTCTACATCAACTTCTCAACCTCAACGGCGGGCAGCGAGTTCCTTGTGTTGGATGCTGGCGAACATGCCGGGTTCCCGGTGAAGGGTGGTGTGAATGTGTTTTTGAGGGGAAGCGTTGCCCTTGATGCCGAAGTTACGGTCGTTGGAGCGTGATTGAGTGGCTGACATATGCCGCTCCAATTCACCCAAGCGCGGGTTGTCGCAGCCGGCGACCCGGTAGGCGCTGGCGACATGGCGTCGCTGGCGCAGTCCGTGAACACGCGGCTTGTGTCCGGCATTGGCGACTTCCACTACCGGGTGGCCTATTACCTTCATTCCTTGTTCCGCAAGATGCGGAATGACGAGGGTTCGCTTGCGACGCCTGATGCGGAGTTCTGGACGTTCTACCAAGGGCTAGGTCCGAATGACGGCGAGTGGCCGACGGCGGAGCCGGGGGAAGCCACGGGCGCGAACCTAGCGAACCCGCTGAATCAATTCGTCTTCGGGTCCGAGGCGTTGAACCTAGACGGCGAACGCGGGCGCCTTGGCAACGTGAACACAATCCTCGCGTTGCCACCCGGACAGGAAGCTACGGCGGCGGATTACTGGCAGCTTGGGAAAGACCAGCGGGGCGCTTACGATCCGTCCAATGGGAATTACTCGTCGCCAATGCTGGGGCTTGGCATGTCCTACGCCTACATCCGAACGAGCCTGACAAGCCCATACGGAAACAGCTACGGCGGATACTTCCCAACGCCAGCCAATGCGGGCGGCTGCGACCCCATTTTTGATGCCCTTGGAGCAATCTATCCGCCTAACCTTCAGATTCAGTTCACCAACCTCGAAACCGGCGAGGTTGTCGCTTACTGCGGGACTTGCCCAGATGCCACGCTTTGTCCGGACAATGACCGCATCGCGTTCCTGTCTTACTCGCCGTTCGCCTACTTCGTATTCTTATACGATGGCGCGGTTGATATTTACCCCAAGGCGCAATGGATCGAGGGTCCATACACATCCGACGCGCGGCTTTCCAAGGCCAGCGCCAATGCCATTAGCCGCGCCGTGGCTCAGTTCTCCGCTGAGTTTCGGGGCGACGCAACGCAGCGCGCGGAACCGGACCAAGGCCAGTCCAAGGCGTTCCTTTTCGAGGAGTTCCTGACTGAGCAATACGCCTTGGCTCCGCAAATTGGCACGACGATTGGCGAAGACGTGTTGCCGTTTTATCCGGCGTTTTACAGGCTTGGTTCATCGGACTTGGAACAGGGCTTCGGACCGATGCCGGTCAACTCCGGCGGCGTTGACTTCACTTTCCCGGAAGGTTCGCTTTCGACTCACTTCCTACTGGTCGCGCGCGGTGTGGCTTCAAGCTCCGTGACGTTCACCATTACCGAAAACGGAGAGCCGGTGGACACGCGGACGCTGACAATCGGAGCGGACGGCGCGGCATCTGAGATCGTCAAATGGCCGACGGCGCGGACGTTCACCAAGCTGGAAGTCCAATGCGAGGCGTTCACCTTTTCCGATGCTGCCGGCTTCGTAGCAGTGGAGTTCAACTGCCTGCTCGAATACAAGCCGCAGCTTTACGACCTCTACGCCACGCTTCGCCTGTCAACCTACCGCGGCGGCATGGGCATGGATGGCAGCGGGATTGAGGAAAGCCAGTCGCGCGAGGTTTATCAGAACCTTCAGACCTATGGCTGCATCATTCCGGTCGCCGAAGCGTCAGGCGGCCTGGATGTCGCGGTGAATCAGAACGCGGTCTATGACGCCGCGCGCCGCATGTCTAAATGCGTCCGCATCCTGCCCCGGCACAACCTCGTTGGCTATGCCGTGCAAGGTAGCAAGTCGGTCCTATACTTCCGCCGCTACGCCTTCGGCATGAGTCACACCACGCCGATTGACCTACTCGCTGGAATAGCCCCCAGCGCAACGCAGTTGGCCACTGGCGAGCTTTTGATTGGACGGACGTATGAAGTGACCTCCGGCTTTATCACGCACGGCACGGCGCAATACAACGCGGGCGATACGTTCACGGCGACCAGTGCGGCGTTCTCCGGCAGCGGCGTGGTGCGCGAAACCTCCGGCGTTTACGACGCCTACCCGCGCGGATACAGCAACAAGTGGGTCGTGGATTTCGGTTTCAAGCCCTACTATTGGAGCGATTCGAGCATCTGGAAACTCGACGCCTTCGCCGACGTTTACAACGCGCCCTTCGGCAACCGTTGCACGTTCGATGACTACGGGATTGCGAACGATTCCAACACGCGGGCGCATGTCGGCAACGGTATCAGACCGCTGTATTTTGGCGAAAATCCATCGGGCTACAACTACATGGTCACACCGTCGGCCGGTGGCGGGTTCGATCATGCGAACATCGGCGCGAGTTCTCAGCAGATGAAGTCATGCCGGATTTACGAACCGCCGGCAGAGCTTGAATCCACGGAGATAGACGACACTTGGAGCGCGACGTTCGGCGAGCAGATCGTGAAGGTGACTCTGACCGGCCGGCTGCATTATCACACCACGCTCGCGCCTGCCTCAATATCAGCCGACACAAGCACCTGGAACCTCACCACGCTCGCAACTGAGGTTGCCGAACGGCGCACGGTTGAGAACGCCATCCGTGAATACATCCTTTACGACCAGACCGGCCGCAACTGTGGCAACGCCGGGGCGGGCGACTTCTCCGCGACATCGGACTTCACGACAGATTACGACGTGTTCGGAACGTGCATCCCGAGCATCTTCTTTGTTCAGCAAATCCCGGAGCCTTGGCGGGATGGCAACACGTCGGACAACGCTACCGACTCGCCCGCTCTGTCGGATCACCTGAGGCTTGTGGAGCTTTACCTTCGCGCCGGTTGCGAGGGGTTCGTTGACGGTCGCACTTCAACGGCCAATTCCTGCTCAGTCAGCACCACGACGCTTTACGATTACACATGGGAAAACCTGAACTTTGAGGCGCACGCAAATCGCCATGTTGCGCTGATGCCTGAGGAAATCAGGCCGGACAATCCGCCGGGGCATGGGCCGATGCCGATGACCTACTTTTACGCGGAGACGTTCAACAGCTTGGCGAAATGCGTGAACCGGTTGACCACGGCGCGCGTGATGATTCCGGCGACGCTTGAGGCGCGCGTCACGACCTACGTGTTGGACATAGACGTAACCGGCACCGTTCTGAATGCGACCGGAGCGAATGCGGCGTCCGACGGATTCAGCAAGGCCGCTGGCGTCGATTATAGCGTAATGATGTTCACCGGGTCGGGAGGGTTTGGATCGGCGACGGTTGGCGCGTGGACTCCTGGCCTTTCATTCGGCGTCGGAACAACCGTCGGGCTATCGGCCGATGCAACCACGGTGACCAAGACCAGCACGATGCAGTCGATTGAGTTCCGCTGGTTGCCAACGTCATCCTATGAGGATGCACTGACTCCCGACGTTGCCGCGTTGCTGACCGCCGCGCCTGCCGTTTTTGCGGAAAAGACGATCCAGCAAACGGTTTACAATCGCACGCTGGTCAATGACGAGCTTGGCGGAACAACGTGCGACAACTCCGCCACCACGGACCACGTATGGACGCTGGGCAGCGGGTCAGGTCAGGCGATTGTGTGGGATGGCGACGTGACATCTGAGGGACCGGAATGCGTGGTGCTGACTGCGGCATCTTCAGAGTATCCGCCCTTCGCGTGGATTGCGTTTTCCGATAGCGTTGGCGACGTTGACCCGGCTTGCGGATTTAGCTCCGTGAGGTCAACTGGCTTCATCATCAACATTGCCAATACGCCGGCCATCATTGTTCCGACGGTCGCTTACACGGCAGGAGATTAAAGCCATGCGGTTCCGAATCATGGGCCAGCTAAAGCTTAAGGGCGCAAGTCGGATGCCGGCAACGCCACCGCAAGCGCCACGACAAAACCCACGCCTTTCCACCGAAGAAACCTGCCGGCGCTGCGAGTTGTTCTGCGCCCCACAAAACAAATGCGCGCATCCTCGGAGCAAGTCTTGGTCAGTGTGTTACGGCTCGCCGCTAAGGGTGCATCCTTGGAAGGCGCTACCCTGCCCGTTGAAGCCATGACCGTTACCCGCTCCGGCGTAACCTACACGCTAACTATCATTTCCCGCGTCAATTCGACGTGGTGCTGGGCTCAGGATCAATTTGGGGAGCGGTGGCGGGTATTGGCCCTGAGCCGATGAGGTCCGCGAGTCCTAGTCGGTAGGAGTCGCAAGCGTGAACCCAAAACATCCACGGGGATCCAGCGCCATCTTGAGCCGCTGACATGACGCGCTTGTGCATCAATTCTCCGCCGGCATGGCTGGCATTTGTAAACACCGCCGCGCATTGACGGCACCGATACCAGAGGCATTTGGTGGAGTTCATTTGGTTTTCCTCACCAGCCTCCTAACCGCCTCCGCCTGCGTTTCGCCAGTGCGGCACAGCTTCGGCACGTCGGCGGTGTAGACGCGGATTTGCTTCGTGGGCTCGCCGGATGGGCGGCCGCGGGTTGGTTTGGTTGTCTTCATTGCTTCGGCTTGGTTGCGGCTAGGATTGCGCTGGCTTCGCCTCTGGCCACTTCACAGTTTGGAAATTCCAGGAGATTCTCCAACGCCTCCCGCAGCGCATCCTTCTGGCGCTCTAGGTTGCGGGCGTGGTGAGCGTGAACCATTTTAAGGTCGCAGCCAAAAGTGTCTTTTACTGTTTCGACCACTTTGTCCGTCTCCGGCGTCGGCCTGTCTTCAATGTTCATGGGTGTGAGTGGTTTGGTTGCTTCATATTTACCTTAAAACCGAAAGAGGAACGGACAAAGAAAGAGCCCCCGGCGAGAAACAAAGAGGAAGGAGAAAGGGAAAACCAGAACACCGCGGAACGATGCTCGCGTTTTCCATTTCCAAGGCCGGTAGGTTGGGGCGGGTCTCCTGCGTGCCTTCTCGCCTTGGGCCGCCTGTAGCGATTCCCATGAGGCCAGTCTTTGCCGGCGCGACGGGTTGAAGGAAGAAAGCCGCCCGGTGTTGCAGTAGCCGAAGAATGATGAAGCAAGGCCGGAACTTTCGTTCCCCGGGCGGCTGATCGAAACCTGAAAGGAGACTCAACCGATTCGCAACTTCATCTTCGCACTGGCTGCAACACCAGTCGGGACTTGCATCCCTCGAACGGGGCAAAAGTTGAGGCAGTGATTGCATGGTGTCAAGGGCGTGCTTGGCGCCGACTTCGCCCGCGGCCATCTGGCCGGGGCGCGTGTCGGGGTCAGTCACTTGGCGGCGCGCGCCGCCTCCCAGTGGCTGCGGATGCACTCCACCGCTTCTTCGAGCGAGAGGTTGAGGTTGCAACCGATGAGGTTGGTTGCGATGCGGATGAGGTCCGCATCGGTGTTGATGTAGAGGAAGGTTTCGATGGTGTATTGCGTATTGCTCATGGCCAACACCTACACCCCGCCCTATTTCTCGTCAACAAGTAATTGTTCACTGTCACACTTTTCTTTTGTTCACCGTCAACACCCGTTGACGATTTGCCTCCCGGTTGCTACCTGTCGCGCAACAAATGACAGCCGAAGTGACACCAAAACAACGCGGCCGGGGAAGATTTTCACCGACCGGAGGCGAAACCGTGCAAATTCGAGTGGCCGCAAAAACAGCGGAAAAGCTCAGGAAACTCGCCAAAAAGCGGCGCACTACCATCGCCGTTGTCGTGGCTGAAAAAGATTTCTGACGATTCATTGTTGACAGTGAAGGCCAACGCTGGCTTAGTCGCGACATGCAAACGAGCGAAGCAAACACGATCAAAGCCGGAACGACTCTCAAAGCCCGCAGCGTGTGTGATTGGGAATGCGTTTTCACCGCCGACGTTTTGGAGCGCAAGGGCCAGTTCGTCACGGTCAACGCAGAAGGCCGCACGAAGCGCGTCAAGGTCATGAGCGACGAACGCGGCGAGTTCATCTTCGCTCTTGGCAAGTATTCGATGGCTCCGATCTTCCGCGCCTAACCCCACATGGACATCCCCCTCCACAACCCTGACGCCGTTCACCCCGACCAGATCGGCGAAGGCTGGCGGCTGTTGACCGCTGACGAACTCAAAGCCCTGCCGTGGGATGCGGAGGTTTGGAGCATCGGCGCGGAAGGCTGGCGCTGGAAGCACAGCATCCGGCGCGGCCGGTGTGGGCTTAAAGGGTTCAGCTATCGGACACGAATCAACGGAGCGTTTGACCGAAAGGAAACAGCATGAAGATCAACGAAGTTAGCGCGGACGTTTTGGCCGCAATCAACTCCGCCAAGGAGCGGGTCGGCGAAATCACCGGACGCAAACCGACGGACATCAATTTGGCGTTGGAGCATGGCTACAACAACGAGATGCAATGGTCGGTCCATGTGTTCGAGGACGGATACCAGTCAATCACTGCCACCGGTCAGGATTTGGATCAGGCGCTCAAAGATATCGCGGCGAAACACGCGGAGCACCTAACCGGAGTGGGCTCCAGTGTGGAGCAGGTTAAGCGGCTGGCGGAGAAGCTCGGCGTCAAGGTGAAGGTGCTCGCGTGAAACTCCAGTCCTCAGTCCCGTTCCGCGACATCGTGTGCGGACCGTCACACAACCCGCTCCGCGGCGCACCTGAAGCCGCGCGCAAGGTGAAGCCGCACGGCATCGGCTGGGTGCCTGATTCGTGGAACCACAACAGCCGGGCGAGGAAGATGGAGATTTACAGGCACAAGCGCGCGTTGGGGAAGCTGAGTGACCAAGCGTGGGCGGCTATCTGCAACAACTACCCTGAGTTGAAAGGAACGAAGTGAAGACCATCTGCGCTTGGTGCTCCGAAACACCCGTCGGCGAAACCGTTTCGCACGGCATCTGTGCGGACTGTATGCGGACGCACTTCCCCGACTTGGCCGAAGAACCGGCCACCACTTTTCCCGACCGTGTGGCCGGGAACCCTGCCAACGCCTCGGTTCCGGACAGTTCCGGGGTGAAGGCAGGGTGTTTTTCTGGACCGGCGCGGTCGCTGTTTGCGCGTTCGTCCATCGGATTGTCTGCCGATGGGGATGGGATTGAGGGGATATTGGATGGACCGCGCCGGTCCTTGTTTTCACCGAGGAATCGGTTTCGCGAAGGTGTGCTCGGGAACCTCATGCTCCGCAGCGGGGCGCTACGGAGGGTCGCATGAGCGCGGACAGCTTAGGCGGTGGCGCTATGCACCGTTACAGCATCGCGTTGGCAATCCATACAGGCGTCAAGGCGTGCGTGTGCCGCAATGCCGGCGTGGTAGGCCGCGGACCGCTCACTTACGACGCCACGGGTCGCTACGGAGTCGGCGGAAGCACATTCACCGTCGCGGATGTTACCTCCATCACCATCGAGCGCGACTTGGTAACAATCCACCTGGGGGAACTCGCGTGAACCCAAACCATTTCCCAGGGCTGGCCGCACGGCCGGCGATAATGACAGCGGGCGGGACGCAATATCCCGCGCAACCAGAGGGTCAACAGTAACGGACCGCTTAGGCCACATCCCACCAATCCACACAAGTCCAGCCCCGTAGATTTCACACAATGAGAACACCACCTGAGAAAGTCCGTCCCTACCACCTGCCAGAAAAGGAGCGAAACCAGTTCCTTGAGCTTTTCCACGAAGTCGGCCTGTGCGCCTTCGAGGTCAACTACGCAAACGGCTGGTGGGAAACGCGCCACAAGGCGATTGACGCGACGCCTGAGATTGCGCCGGCCGTCTACATTGGCTGCCTTGGCCTTGTGACCAGCGAGGTTGCGGAGGCGATGGAGGCTGTCCGCAAGCACGACCCCTCGACGTGGGGCGATTGGCAGGCCAAGGACACGCTGGTTCGCGAGTTGGCCGGGACAATCGTGCGCGTCATGGACCTAGCGCATCACCTGCACCTTGACCTTGGCGAAGCCCTGCTTGCTGAGATTGAGGCGAATGCAAAGAGGGGGCACATGCACGGGGGGAAGAAGGCTTAAACAACTTTCAACTCCGCGCGTTGCTCCGAGGCTGAAACGCTAGCAGGCCAAAGTCCGGCGCGCGGGGTAAATCTCACAACACAAACCGAAAGCACACATGAGCAGACTGAAAGCAAAAGCGCCGGAGCTAATCAAACCCGGCAAATTAAAGGCGGTCCTGTTTGGCCCGTCCGGCGTGGGCAAGACCACGTTGGCCTTGTCATTCCCAAGCCCGTATTATTTCGACGTGGAGGGCGGCGCCAAGGGTCCGCAATACCGTGAGATACTCAAGGCAAGCGGAGGCGCCTACATGGGGCCAGAAGACGGCACCCTTAGCTTCGACACGCTGATCGAGCAGATGCAGGCGCTCTCTACTGAGCAGCATCCCTACAAGACGCTTATTGTGGACAGCCTTACTAAGCTGTTTCAGACCACGATTGCGGCGGAAGCGGAACGGCTGGGCGATAAGGACGCCTTCGGAGCATCCAAAAAGCCAGCGGTGGCTGCCATGCGCCGGCTGGTCATGTGGGCTACGCGGCTCGACATGAACATCTGGTTCATCTGCCACGAAGCGTCCGAATGGGGAATGGTCAACGGCCAGCGGACCGAGATCGGAAAGATTCCCGACGTGTGGGATAAGCTTATTTACGAACTCGACTTGGCTATCCAAGCCAACAAGCGAGGAAGCTCGCGCATCGCCATTGTCCGCAAGAGCCGGATCACCGCCTTTGAGGATGGGTCACAGTTCCCGCTGGATTACAGTGAGTTCATTGCCCGCGCCGGCAAGGACGCGGTTGAAGCAGCCTCCGAAGCCATCACGCTCGCGCTCCCGGCCCAGGTCGCCGAAGTGAAGCACCTTCTCGAAATCGTCCGCATCCCCGAAGCCGACATTCAGAAGGGTTTCGAGAAGGCCGAAGTCGCCGACTGGTCCGAGATGACCAGCGACCAAATTACCAAGTGGATCACGTTCCTGAAGAAAAAAATCAGCGCCTAAGACCATGACATTCACACCAAAGACAGAAGCACAACTCCGCGAGCGTAGCCTGTGGCCGGAAGGTTCCTACGACTTCCGCGTTGCCGAGGCCACGGAGTGCCAGAGCAAGGCCGGCAATGACCAGATCAAGCTCAAGCTAGTCATCTACAAAGGCGAGGCGACACGGTTCGTTTACGACTACCTCCAGGCGTCGCTCGAATACAAGTTGCGCCACTTCTGCGAAGCCACGGGCCTGTTGGCGAAATACGACTCCGGCCGGCTAAACGCGGATGACATGATTGGCCGGGAGGGCATTGCGCAAATCCGCATTGAACCTGCCAGCGGCAACTACGAGGCCAAGAACGCCGTAAAGGATTACGTCGTGAAGAAAGCGGACATTCGCCGGCCGGACACGAAGACGGCGAGCCTCCCGCTGACTGCGAAGCCGTCTGCGGCTCAATCGCAGGCAAGTGAAGAAGTCGATGAACCGCCGTTTTAATCCTTCAACCAAAGGCACCCCATGAACCCTCCCCTGTTCGGACCCTCAGTCATCCAGGCGCTCCTAGAGCGTCAATCCCGAGAACTCGCGGCCGACTGCTGCACGCAAGCGGCCGATGCGCTGCTAAAGTCGGAAGACGGAACGCTGTCAGTTTCGTTCACCTTCAAGCTCGCGAAGACTCACAACGCGGTTTGCTCAACTCCACAAGCCGGCTTCTCCGTCCGCACCAAGATCGACGGCGAGGAAGATTCGGAGGCGATTGCGGACCCAAGCCAGCCGGAGCTTTTGGAGGGAGGCCAACAATGACCACCACCGAACAATTCCTCGCACGCCGCGCCGCGTGGCTCAATAACGCCGCCGACGCGATCCAAACTAACAGCCCGCTCCTGTCACGGCGCGAGGCTATTGAAGTCGCCAAGATCGCGCTCAAATCATGGCAGGATTTGCGCCAGTGCATTGAATGGCAGGAAACCGCGGACTTTATCCAGACGCTATGAGGACACTTCACTTCTTCGTCTCCGGCCTGCCCAAAGGCCAACCGCGCGTTAAAGCGTTCAAGCGGGGCAACCATGCCGGCGTTTACGATCCTGGCACCGCCGAGGCGTGGAAGGGATGCGTGCGCGCGGAGTTCAAGGGCCGCTCTGCGGAGCTTGGAAAACCCGTTTACGTGGGTCCGGTTGCCGTCGCCATGCGCTTCGTGATGCCGCGCCCAAAGTCGCACTTGCGGGCCAGCGGATGGGATTTGAAACCCAACGCACCGCGCTACGTGACCAGCAAGCCCGACGCGGACAACCTCGCCAAGGCGGTGTTGGACGCTCTGACCGACGTAAGCGCGTGGACCGATGATAGCTTGGTCGTGAGCCTTAGCGTCGTGAAGACCTACGGCAGCGAGACAGGCTGTGACGTTCAGATTTCACCGCTCACGCAGGAGGTGGGCTGTGAGTGAGGTTGGAAACCAAGCGCCGGCCGCGACTGATTACCGCGTGTTTCTTGAGCGCAAAACGCATCTTGGGAACCAGTCCGGATTCAAGCCGCTGTTCATGCCTGACTTCCTGTTTCCGTTTCAACGCGCGCTGACTACATGGGCAATTAAAAAGGGCCGCGCCGCAATCTTCGCAGACTGCGGACTTGGGAAGACTCCGATGCAATTGGTATGGGCTCAGAACGTCGTGGAAAAGACATGCAAGCCAGTCCTGATAATGACGCCGCTTTCGGTTGGTGCCCAAACCGTGCGCGAGGCTGAGAAGTTTGGAATAGAAGCGAAGCAATCGCGCGACGGATCGGCATCCGCTCCAATTACCGTCACCAACTACCACCAGCTTCACAAATTCGACTGGAAGCAATTCGGAGGCGTTGTCTGCGATGAGTCCTCAATCCTTAAGAGCTTTGACGGCGCCATAAAAGGACAGGTGACAGAATTCATGCGGAAGCTGCCATATAGGCTGCTTTGCACGGCGACAGCCGCGCCGAATGACTACATTGAACTTGGCACTTCAAGCGAGGCGTTGGGTGATCTTGGGTTCATGGACATGCTCAACCGCTTCTTCAAAAAGTCAGAGCAGACAACCAGCAGGAGCGAAGAATTCCGGTCCGGGCTCTATCGGTTTCGTGGCCATGCTCAGAACGATTTCTGGCGCTGGGTATGTTCGTGGGCAAGGGCAGTCAGAAAGCCTTCTGACATTGGATTTCCAGACGACGCCTACAAGCTGCCAGAACTCAATTCGGTTGAGCACATCATTAAGGCAAGGTCGCGCAACCCTGACTTCCTTTTTGATATGCCTGCCATCGGATTGCAGGAGCAAAGGAGCGAACGGCGCCGGACAATTCAAGAACGATGCGAGATGGCCGCTCAACTGGTCAACTCTCACAAAGGCGCATCCGTCGCGTGGTGTCATCTGAACCAGGAAGGCGACCTTCTTGAAAGACTGATTCAAGATTGCGTCCAAGTCTCGGGCGATGACTCCGATGACGAGAAGGAGGAAAAGATTGAGGCGTTTCAACGTGGCCAAGTTCAAAACATGGTCACCAAAAGCGTTGTCTGCGGTTTCGGACTGAACTGGCAACACTGTCACCACACCACGTCATTTCCGTCGCATTCGTTTGAGCAGTGGTATCAGGCAATCCGGCGTTTCTGGAGGTTTGGACAAAAGCACGCCGTTAAGGTTGACGTTATCTCAAGCGAAGGCGAGGCGGGCGTCCTTTCAAACCTCAACCGCAAGTCGGACCAAGCGGAGCAAATGTTTGCAAAGCTGGTCGAGTTGATCACAAACGAACTCCGCATTGAAAAGGCAAACACCCACGTTAACAAACAAGAGATTCCATCATGGCTATAATCAATCAAACAATCTGCGCCAGGTATGCGCTGTATAATGGCGACTGCGTTGAAGTGATGCGCTCGCTGCCGGACGAAAAAGTTGACCTAAGCATTTACTCTCCACCCTTCTGCGGACTCTACAATTACAGCAGCAGTGAGCGCGACCTAAGCAACTGCGCCAGCTATCAGGAGTTTTTTGTTCATTACGGCTACGTGGTTGCGGAAATTGCGCGGCTAACCAAGCCGGGACGAATTACCGCTGTTCATTGCATGGACGTGCCCGGCAAAGGAAACGGAGAAACCGCCCGCATGGGTTGCGGCGCAAATGCAGGAACCGGACTGATCGACTTCCCCGGCGACATCATCCGGCTTCACGAGCAGCACGGTTTCCAATTCATGGGCCGGCGCGCGATTTGGAAGGAACCGCTTGGCGTCCGTCTCCGAACAATGGCGAAGGGATTGGCACACGCTCAGATCGTGGAAGACTCCACGCTCTGTGATGTGGCTAGCGCCGACTACCTGTTGACGTTCCGAAAGAAGGGCGAGAACACGGTTCCGGTTTCGCATCCGACCGGACTTCATTCCTACGCCGGAGAGCGTGTAATCCCTCATGAGCTTCAGCAATACAAGGGGCATACAGGGAAGCAGACCGAGAACCGCTTTAGTCATTGGATTTGGCGTCAATACGCGAGCAGCTTCTGGGATGACATTCGGATCGAGCGGACCTTGCCTTACAAAGAAAGCCGGGAGTCTGATGACGAGCGCCACGTTCACCCGCTGCAACTCGACGTGATCGAGCGCGCTTGCGTCCTGTGGAGCAATCCCGGCGAGGTTGTGCTGACACCGTTCATGGGCGTCGGCAGTGAGGTGTATGGCGCTGTCCTGAATGGCCGGAAGGGCATCGGCGTGGAATTGAAGACAGCCTACTACAACCAAGCTGTCCGCAACCTGGCCGCGGTTGAAGAGCACGTTGAACAGGAGCTTATCCCGACATGAGCACGCACCGACTACTAGATGCCGTCAAACCCGGCCTAACCGCCGACTCAATCCGCGAAATGCTGGCCCGCAACGGCATGACCGTGGTGGCCAAGCCGGCAAAGCTGTGTAATAAGACGCGCAAGATGCCCGGCAAAGTTCGCCGACCGCGTGCCGAATCGGTCGCACTAGCCGCTCAGATGCGAAACCAAGGCAAAGACAACGCGGACATCGCCGCGGCCTTAGGCGTCACGCGACACTACGTTTCCGAGCTGTTGCCACGCGAACAGAACGGGAAGAAGACCAAGCACCCGCCGGCCAATCGCGTTAAACCAATGCGCCAAAGCGTGCGAATGCAGAACGTCCAAGCGCGCAGGGACAAGGACCGGGAGTTTGCCATCGCGAAGCGCAAAGAAGGTTGGACGATGGCGGTCATTGCCGGCGCCTTGGACCGTTCGCCGCGCTACGTGCAGGACATCCTGCCTCAGGAGTGGTGCGGGAACATCAACAAGGGCCACAACGCGGAGATACTGCGGACGCATCCGAAGTGCGTGGCGATGCGCGGGGCCAGGGTGGTGAGGGAGGCAAAAGCATGAGCGACACACCAACACCGAGGACGGATGCGGTATGCGACAGATTTTCCCGCGGCCTGATGGGTTCCGGCGAGGTGAGGGCGTTTATGGAGCAACTCGAAAGCGAGCTGGCCGCCGCCCACGAGCGCATCCGCCGGCTGGAGGCGGCGGGTGACTACTGGATTCCAAGAGACAGTGACGCCCAGTTGGCATGGACCCAAGCCAAGGAGGCCAAGCCGTGACAACCTGCCCGTTCTGCGGTTCATGCCTTGCAGTCAACTGGATGGATCACGCCTTCCATTTCAAATGTGAAACGCAGGTAAAAAGCAGCGACGTAAACCGGAACAATCAATCCATAACATGCACGCGCCGTGAACGCGACAAGCTCCGCCAGGAACTAGACAAAGCCCGCGCGGAATTGCAGCACGCAATGACGTATCAGGATAAATGCTTTGAGCTTCGTGAGTTGTGCAACGTGGCCACGGAGCGGGCAGAGCGGTTTGAGCGGTGGCTAACTGAAGCCCGCGCGGAAATCCAGAGGATGAAGGGGGAAACACCATGACCCTCCCCAACTGCCTCTTTACATCCCCAGGATGTTTTGTAGCAACGGCCTAGCAGCGCGAGGCGTGGAAACCTAGCGAGGCAACTACAAAGGCTCATGAACACAACTTTCACCCACCCAGACCGGGCAACGTCGCGGCAGCCTTCCGTGAGTTTCCACCCCGGTTTGCGGTGGGTGTTTTGGTTTTGAACCATGAGAATCCGAACAGTTAAGCCCGAATTTTTCACCCACGAAGGCATCTTTGAAGCCGAGCAATCTAGCGGCCTTCCCCTTCGCTTGGCGTTCATCGGGCTATGGTGCGCCGCAGATCGTGAAGGGCGTTTCCGGTGGCAACCGCGCCGCCTTGGAATCCAGATTCTGCCCTACGATGACTTGGACTTTTCACGCGTGCTCGACGCGTTGACCACGCGTGGCTTTCTCGTGAAGTATCGCGTGAAAGGGGCGTCTTTTGGGTGCATTCCGAGCTTCATTCGGCACCAAGTCATCAACAACAAGGAGTCAGACTCGGTTTTGCCGGACCCGAACGAAGAAACCTCCGAAAACATATCAAATCAGGCGGAAAACGACGCGTCGGCCACGCGTGAAGCACGCGTTGACCACGCGACAGCCACGCCACTTTTTCTAGATCAAGGGGAAGGGAAGGGAAGGGAAGGGAAAGGAAAGGAAGGAAACGCGGCTTCGCCGTGGCACGTTGCCCTTGGCTTGGAAATGCCGGAAGCACTCCGGACGGAACCTTGCATGGAAGCGGCAAGGCTATGGCTAAAATACAAGTCGGAACGTCGTGAAGGCTACAAGTCAATCGGGCTGAAGACGGCACTGACGCAATGGGCTACGGAATACACGCCGGCGACTTTCCCGGCTGCCGTCAATTCGTCTGTTGCTGCAAACTACGCCGGATTGTTCCCGTCCAAGTCGAATCACCAGTCGGCAGAAAAGGCCAAGCCAATGTGGCAACAGATCAAAGAACTCGAAGCCCGCATCGACACGCACCCCGGAAACTGGAACTGGCTGAAATACAATTCCAAGACGGCGACCAAAGAGCAAAAGGACGAATACCGGGCGCTACTGAAGCAGCTTGAGGCAATGCAGGCCGGGCAGGAACCGCTGCCGATGGGTGAAGGGGATATTCCGTAATGGACCTATCCCGCACAGACCGTCTGCCACCGCACTCCCTAGAAGCGGAGCAGGGTGTCCTAGGTTGTTGCCTCATTTCGCCGAATGAGTGCATCGGCCAGTCGGTTGAAGCGTTGAAGCGCGGGGAAGCGGAGTTTTACGACATGCGGCATCAGACTTTGTATTCGCATTTGGTCGCAATGTGGGATGCTCAGCAGCCGATTGACCTCATTTCGTTTCAGCAACGGCTTAAAGACGCGGGACAACTGGAAGGAGTCGGCGGGTTGGCTTACCTGGCTGAATTGGACGGCAAGGTGCCATCATCCGCTAATCTCGGTTACTACCTCGGCATCCTCAAAGAGAAGTCCACGCTTCGTCACCTGCTCCAAGCGGCCGTTGGCATCGTCGGCAAGGTCTACGAAGCCAGCGGACCCATTGATGCCTTGGTTGACGAAGCGGAGCGTGAAATCCTAAAAGTCGGCGAGGACTCAGGGGCCGGCGAGATTGAGCTAACACAGAAGGAACACGTCCGCGCGGCGATAGATGCGATTCAGCAAAGGTTCGGCGGCCAGATGACCGGACTACCTACCGGAATCCGTTCACTCGATAAGCTCACCGGCGGATTGCAGCCAAGCGACATGATCGTCATCGGCGCCAGGCCTTCGTGCGGCAAGACATCGCTAGCCGTCCAAATCGGAATGGTCGCTGCGGAGGCTGGATGTGGTGTCGGCATCTTCTCGCTTGAAATGACGGCAAGCATGTTGAACCAGCGCGCGCTTGGAACCATTGCCCGCGTCAACGTCCAGAAAGGCCATTGGACCGAGGGAGACATGCGCGCAGTGTCAATCGCCGCCACTAAGCTCTCAAAACTCCCGCTCTACATCGATGACCGTTCCGGCCTCAAGATGGCTCAGATCAAAGCCAAGGCCCGGCGCTGGCATAAGAAGCACGGGATTCGGTTGCTCATCATTGATTACCTAACGCTGATTCGGCCAAGGCTGGACAAGGCTGACCGGCAAGCCTCCGTCGCTGAAATCTCCAATGACATCAAAGGGCTGGCTAAGGAGTTGAAAGTCCCCGTGATTGCGTTGGCTCAGTTGAACCGTGACATTGAAAAGGGTAAAGAGCGCAAGCCAACGCTGAGTGACCTAAGGGAGTCGGGGCAGATCGAACAAGACGCCGACGTGATTTGTTTCCTCTACAAGGAAGACCCTAACCACGAACCGTCCGACGTGGTTGTGCAGGTCAACCTTCTAGTCGCCAAGCAACGTAACGGCGGGCTGGATGAGATACGTCTGAGCTTTCACCGTGAGACGACACGCTTTGAAGAAGGGTCACCGATTGAGGATTGAGACATGAAAGCCAAACCAACCAAACAGCAACTCACCCGCATCAACGCACAGATTGAATCCCGCCGACGCTTCCGAGTTTGGTGGGGCGAACTCGTCCGCACTATTCCCGGCTACGGCTCGCCAGAGCATGAGTGCATCGCGTGGTCGGCTTGGGATGCGGGTGCGAATCAACACAAGGCAACCAAGTGAGCAAACAGGAAGGCCACGCAATCGCGCGGGAAGGGGGCGCCACGGGGGCGGATGGGGCGGATAGGATGAAGACAGCGAAATGACATTGCAAAGGCAATGAGCGCAAACCAAGACAGCAACGAGATACTGAAGCAGCCAAGGATTGAACACTGGCGCTGTGCAGTCTGCCTTTACAGGGTAGGGCTTGGGTGCGTCCGCATTGGCAGGATGCTCAGGAAGAACAAGGGGCAGGTTGCTAGATGGGTCCGGTTTGCTGGGGTCAGTGATGCAGCCCGGCAAAACGGAATCAGGGGCAATAACGCAATGCGGTTAAAGTGGGCGCAATCGGCAGACGCTATCGCTAAGCAGGCGCAGCAACGGCTTGACGATGCGTCAATGCTCAACAGTCGGAAGAAGAGCGGGAGGAAGTCGGTGGGCGATTTGCCGTTGTTTAAGGAAGCGGCAAAGCGTCGGAATGCTATCGCCTCCAAGAAACGATACGAAGCCAATGGTGAAGCGATATGGAAGCGGCAATACCAACGCATAAAAGCAAACCCGGCCGCGCGAATTAGGCGAACAACAAGGCACCGGCTGTGGAAGGTTCTGAAAGGGAATCCGAAGTCGGCGCGGAGCTTCGAGCTTGTTGGATGCAATCACCATGAGTTGAAAGCGCATCTTGAAGCCAAGTTCCTGCCGGGCATGACGTGGGATAACTACGGGGTGCATGGATGGCACATCGACCACATCGTTCCATGCGCAGCTTTCGACCTGTCAAAAGAGACTGAGCAGCGCAAGTGCTTCCACTTCACGAATCTCCAACCGCTTTGGGCCAAGGACAACCTTCGCAAGTCGGACAGTCTTGAGAATTTCAATAGATAACTTTTAGATTTCCCCCTTTCCCCTTCGGGTGACGAAAGTGCAAACAGCATCCGTGACAGGCAAAAACAGTGAGAAACACAAGGAATAACGATAAAGCTCTGCCGGAATTTGCATCAATGCAAGCATGCTCCGGCGCAACTGGAATCCCGATGGATGTCCTGAAGGCTGCTAAGAAAGGCGGGTGCTCAGCCTTTCACGGGTCCGGCCGCGTTGACCTCGAAAAGCTCCTGCGATGGTTGTTTCGTTCCGGAGACGCTACGGAAACCAATACCGTTAACGATTGGGGAAAAGAGCTGAAGAAGTGGCAGGCCAAGCGCGCCAAGATTGAGCACGACCGCGAGGTGGGCGAACTGGTTGAGAAAGTCGCCGTGATTGAGCAAGTCCGCGAGTTGAACGCCAAGGCCCGCGCCGTGCTTCAGCGGTTGCTAGAGGTTGAGCTTCCCGCCCGGTGCGCCGGCCAGGATGCCAAGGAGATTTTGCGACACAACAAGGCCGCGCTGGCAGAAGTGTGCGGCATACTTGGAAAGGCTGAATGAGCTTCACCCTCGCCCCCTACTTTGCCGAGGCATGGCAAATGCCTCCCGACGAGTCCATCCACCAATGGGCCGCGCGCAACGTCACCTTCGGTTCGTGGTCGCCGTATGAAGGGCGATTCAATCCAGAGTTGATGCCGTGGCTGATACGCCCGATGGAAGCCATGCGGCAAGACGACCTGTGGCGCATCGTCATCGTGGCGGCGGCTGCCGGCGGCAAGAGCACGCTGGCGGAGTTGTTCCTGTCGTGGCTCATTGCCCGCGCGCCGGGGCCGGTGGCGTGGAATGCGCCGACCGAGGAAGACGCGAAAGAGTTTTCCGAAACGCGCATCCAACGCTTCCTCGAAAGCTGTCCCGAGGTTGCCAAGTGGTTTCCTCAAAACCGGCACAAGAAACGCACGAACGCGATTCTGTTCCCGCACATGAGCCTGATCATTCAGGCCGCGAACGAAGGCAACGCTCAGATGAAGCACCTACGTTACCTCATCAATGACGAGACGTGGCTATGGAAGCCAGGTATTCTGACGCAGATGCACAAGCGCACCACGCGCTTTGCTCACAACCGCAAGGTCATTGATATTTCGACGGGATCACTCGACGGCGACGAGACGGACCAAGGGTGGAAAGACGGCACGCGCGAGGAATGGCAATTCCGCTGTGAAGCCTGCCACGGCCACCACGTTCCGCAATTCACCTTCGGCCGCAAGGACGCGCCCGGCGGTGTGAAGTGGTCGGCCGACGCGCGGCGCAAAGATGGGTCGTGGGATTATCGCGTGGTCATCGGGACAACCGAATACGAATGCCCACACTGTCAGCGCCGCTACCAGCCGAACGACGCCAACGCAGTGATGTTGAACCGCCACGGCTGTTACTCCACACCAAGCCCCGACGCTAACCCCGGCGTCGCTTCGTTCTCCTGGTCGGCTATGGTTTCCGACTTCCGCATTCTCCCGCAGATCGCTGTTGAACTCCTGCAAGCGAAGGAGGCCATCCGCCGCGGGACGATGGAACTCATGCGCGAAGTCACGCAGAAGCGGTTTGCGAAAGCGTGGAAAGACGAACCCGCCAACGATGTCGTCGGCACCCGCGAGAGTGACTACAACATGGGCGACCCGTGGCCCGATGAAGTCGCGCGCTTCCTGACCGTTGACGTTCAACAGGCGCACTTTTGGGGAGTCATCCGCGCATGGGCAGCCGATGGCCGCTCGCGCTTGGTGTGGGCTGGACGGCTTGAAACGTGGGACGAAATCCGCGACTTGCAAAACCGCAATGCCATCCGCAGTGAGTTCGTCATCGTGGACTCAAGCGGGTTTACGGATCGCGTCTATTCCGCGTGCTGTCGCTGGGATTGGACCGCCATAAAAGGCGAGGAAGCGGCTGGAGGCTACCTGCTCAAAGTTGGCGAAGGTGAGGACGAAAAGAACGTCCGCGTTCCGGTGAAGGAAGCCAATGGCCGCGGCTATCCGCTCCGCCTTGAACCCGGCTCCGTGGTCACCAGTTGCGCGCTCTACCTCGTGAGCGAAGGCATGACCGCCGACAGCATGGACCTATTCCGCAGCGGCAAGGCGGAAGGCTGGACGATTGCCCGCGACACGCCCGACGATCACCGCCGGCAGATTGCCGCGCGCGTGCGGCGCACCCGGCCGAATCCCAAGACGGGCCAGATGCAAACCGAATGGATCACCGTTGGCCGTGACGGCGAGCATCTGTGGGACTGCGAACGCTACCAAATCGCGGTTGCATGGCAGGCGGGTTTGATTGGTGTCAGTGAACAGGCAAAAGCATGACCGAACTCCTAACATCCAAGGAACTAGCTGCCGCGCTCAAGCGGTCGCTTGACTACGTTTACGCCATGCGCAAGGCCGGGTTCCCGATGCCGGGGAAACGGGCGACGCTGGCCGCGGCGTTGACATGGCTGGCGGACAATCCAAACCCGACGCGCAAGGCGAAGCCCACCAATCCCGCGAAATCGTGAACATTCGGCAACGCGCGCATTGTATTACACGTGCAATGACCGCGCAGTTGGTTCGTGGCAGCAACCACAGCCTTCCGGCGTCTGTTCCTTCGTGGCCTCTACGCAGAGGCGACTAGGCTTGGCCTTGGCTTTGAAGCTGCTTTGACCGCGGCGGTCGGCGTCAATTACGCCGCCACCAAGACCGGCAAGGTCATCATCGCCACCGGGGCCGCCGGGCGGACTGTTCAATTCATGCTCCCGTCTAGCGGTGGACTGACTCCGGTGGAGATTGGCGAACTCGTATCAGACTTGTTCGACCTCTTTGACACCTGCTCCACCGCCCTGATTTCCGCCGGCATCACGTCGCCGACTGACGCGCAAATCTTCACGGAGATGAAGTCGCGGTTACAACCCGTGACCGAATCCCGCACTGACTTCATCGGCCTCCGCCTTGGCCACGGCAAACCCGTCACAATCACCGAGGCATGAACCTACGCGCTCGCATGGCGGCAGCATGGGCGGTGATTACCAACCGCTACGAAGCGGGGCAGCGTTACGACGCGGCCCGAAGCGACGTGCCCGGCTTCGTCCGCGATGCGCGCTTCGATGCCGACCAAGCCACGCGGTTGGAAATCGTCCGCAAGGCCCGCTATTTCGAGCGCAACAGCGGCATCGTCAACCGGCTGGCCGACCTGTTTGAGCAGTTCACGGTTGGCGCCAACGGGCTGCAATTCATCCCGGCGAGTTCCGACGAGGAATGGAACACCCGCGCCCGCGATTGGTGGACCGGTTGGGAGCGTGTCTGTGATATAGCCAGCCTGCACCCGTTCGGCTCCCTGCAAAGCCTCTGCGCCCGGCTGTGGTTCATTGACGGGGAAGTGTTCCTGCTCAAGACCTACGGCGAGGAAGTCACGGTCAATGGGCGAACCATTCGGCGTCCGCGGGTTCAACTAATCGAATCCCATCGCGTCGCTACGCCGGGCAACATTGCGAAGGGCGTTACGGTCATTGACGGCATCGAGCTAAACGCCAAGGGCCGGCCCGTTGCGTATCACGTCCGCACTTCATTCGATGGCGACAAGTTCGAGCGCATCGAGGCGCCGAGCATTTTGCACATCTTCGAGCCTTCGCGCGCCGGACAATACCGCGGGCTACCGATGCTCTATCCGGTGCTTAACGACCTGCACGACCTGGACGATCTCCAGATGTTGCAGATGCGCAAGAGCAAGGACGCCGCGGACATCACCAACGTCTTCAAGACCAAGACCGGCGAACTGCCGGCCAACGGGCTGGAAACGCAACGGTTCACGATCAATCGGGCGACCAACGCGAACGTCGAGACACTGGAAACACGGACCGACTACATCCGCAAATCATCCGGCGGTGGCCGCACCATTGCCATCCGCACCGACGAGACGTTGGACCAACACCGCAGCGACACGCCCAGCATCGCGGACCAAGCGCATTGGGATTACGTCCTGAGCAAGATTTGCGCGGGGGTTGGTATCTCCAAGCTGCTGGTGATGCCGTTCAGCCTGCAAGGCACAGTCACGCGCGCCGACCTAGACACCGCGGCCGTATTCTTCCGCAGCCGCAGCGCTGTCTTGGCTTCCGCTTTCGAGAGCATCTATCGCTGGTGCATGGAGTGGGCAGTCTATTCCAACGCCAACAATCTCGGCGACCCGCCCGCTGATTTCCTTCGCGTCACCGTGCGCCCACCTCGCTCCGTCAACGTGGACGTGGGCCGCAACAGCGCCGCCGTGTTGCAGGAACTTTCCTCCGGCATCCGAACCTTCGAGAGCGTATGCGGCGAGATGGGCGAAGACTGGCGCCAAGTGTTGGAAGAGAAGGCGAAGGAAGCGGCCTACATCAAATCACTGTCGGTCAAATACGACATCGACCCGTCGCAAATCAGCGTTGCGATTGTTGACCGGCCGGAACGCATCCAGACCGATAAGCCGATGTCGGCCAACCCGCCACCCGCGCAAACCACGGAACCCGTCCCAGCATGAAACCCTGTTTCACTTTCAAAGCGTCCGCCGATGAATCCGCCCCGGCGGAAATCCTGATCTATGACCAGATTGGGCGCGACTTTTGGAGCGGTGAGGGCGTGGTGGCCAAGGAGTTTGCTCAGGAGTTGGCCAAGATTCCGGCCGCTCGCAAAATCACCGTCGGCATCAATTCGCCCGGCGGTTCCGTTCACGATGGGCTTGCCATCTACAACCTGCTTTCCGCGCGACGCAACCAAGTAACGTGCCGCATCGACGGCATCGCGGCCAGCATCGCGTCCATCATCGCGTTAGCCGGTAGCAAACTGGTCATGCCCGCAAGCGCGCTGCTGATGATTCACGACCCGTCCGGCATTTGCATGGGCACCGCTGACGAAATGCGCGAGATGGCGACGGCTCTGGAAAAGCACAAAGAGGCGCTGGTCAACGTATACGAGGAAAAGACCAAGAAGCCGCGCGCCGAAATTGAGCAGGCGATGAAAGACGAGACGTGGTTTACCGCTGCTGACGCCAAGGCGTTCGGTCTGGTGGACGACGTGACCGCCGAAGTCGCGGCCACCAACAACTTTGACCTTTCGCAATTCCGGCGAGTGCCGGCGTCGCTGAAAAACCAAACCAAACCGCCCGCGCCGAATGAAAGCGGGGCAACCACAAGCATCATGAATCGAACCGAGATGATTGCCCTGGCAACCGCGCTGGGCATCAAATTCGACAACGCCGCCACCGACGAACAGTTGAAGGCCGCGTTGCTCGCCCACAAACCCGCCGCGCCAGCCGCGCCGGAAAACTTCACCGCCGAAGACGTGAAGGCCATCAAGGCGCAGCTCGAAACCGAGCGCCGCGCCCGCGTGACCTCGCAAGTCCAAGCCTGTGCCGATGCCGGCCGCATCCCCGGCGCCAGCGTTAAGGACTGGGTGGTTGACATCCTTGCCGCGCCCAATGCGGAAGGTGGCGCCAACATCCTCGCGCGCCTGCAAGCCCTGCCCGAGCGCAAGCCCGGCCACGATCCTGTCGGTGGTGGTGGCAAGGAGCCCGTCAAGGCTCTGACCCGCACCGCGTTCAACGCCCTCAACCCTGCGGATCGCATGGCACATGTGAAGGCCGGCGGCAAGATCACCGAGTAACCTCAACCAAACCCAAATCTAAGCTCCCAAATTTATGGCTAATACTTTGACCAACCTCATTCCGGCGGCCTACGAGGCGCTCGACATTGTGTCGCGCGAACTCGTCGGGCTTGTCGGTGCAGTCAACGTCGATGCGTCCGCGGATGTCATCGCCAAGGGTCAGACCATTTATTCGCCCGTCGCTCCGACTGGTGAAGCCGTGGCTGACATTACACCTGCAATGACCGTGACCGCGGCTGCTGACCAGACCATCGGAACCAAGTCGCTGACCATTGATAGCTACAAGGTCAAGGGCTTCAACTGGACCGCGGAGGAAGCATTCAGCATGGACGCCGGCCCGCGGATGCAAAACCTCATGGTTGACCAGTTGGCGCAGTGCTTCCGGGCGCACGTCAACGCGATTGAATCCTCGCTCTGGACCGCTGCCTACAAGGGCGCATCCCGTGCGATTGGAACGACCGCCGGAACCGCCCCCATCTTGGCCGACTTTGCCGGCGCCAAGAAGATTCTCGACGACAACGGCGCTCCGCCGACTTCCCGCAGCGTCATCCTCGACACGACCGCAGGCGTTGCGCTGCGCGGTATCGCCAACCTCTACAAAGTCAACGAGGCCGGCGAAAGCGGCCTTCTGCGCAACGGCACGCTCGGCAGCCTCTACGGGTTCGGTATCCGCGAATCCGCCGCCGTGCTTCCCGTGACCGCGGGCGCAATGGCCAGCGCGACCTCTACCAACGCCGCATTCACGGTCGGTCAGACGGTTATTCCGCTGGCTACCGCGGGCACTGGCGTAGTTGCGGCCGGCGACATCATCACGTTCGCGAACGATACCAACAAGTATGTGGTCGCGTCCGTCTCGTTCGCTGGGGCAAACCCGGCTTCGGGCGACTCCATCACGCTGGCCGCTCCCGGCCTTCAGAAGGCGCAAAGTGCGGCTACCCGCGCCATCACCGTGTTCGCCACTTCCACCCGGAATCTGGCGCTGTCGCGCAACGCCATCACGCTCGCCACCCGGTTGCCCAAGTTCCAGGCCGGCGACGCCTGCACCGACCGACAGATCATCACCGATCCTGTTTCGGGAATCAGCTTTGAGCTGAGCATGTGGCCAGGACAGCGCATGATTAAGTATGAGGTGGCCATTGCCTACGGTCACACTGTCATCAAGCCGGAACATCTCGCCGTCATCGTCGGCTAAGCCAAACACCCGCGGGGCGGATGGGTTCTGTGCTCATCCCGTCCGCCCCGTTTTCCTCCTGATGAATCTTGCCGACCAATGCCTAGCCGAAGGGCTGGAGGACATGTTTACACACGCTGGCGACACCGCCTACGTGAGCATGGCCGCCGGCACCAAGCGGCGGTTGGTTGTGCTGTTTCAGGAACCCACGGACATCATCGGGCTTGAGCCCGGCGAGATGACCGCACCCAGCGCCACCGCGCGCACGTCCGACGTGGCCGACGTGGCCGCGGGCGACACGCTCCGGGTCGAACTGCCCGGCGCCGACCGAACCTTTGAAATCCTCGCCGTGGAACCCGACAGCCGCGGCGCCACCAAGCTGACCCTCGCCAACTCGTGAGCGCCCGCCGCCAACAGATTCTTGCAGCCTTGGTCACCCGTCTGGAGACGGTCACCACGGGCAACGGCTATCTGACCAGCGGCGGAAGCAACGTGCGGCTGAATCCCGACAAGGACACCGAACCCACGGCACAAGGGAACACCGCCGGCTTTGTGATTCGTGAAACCGGCGGCACCGAAGCGGCCGGCATGGTCGGAGAGAACTTCGGAGTCATTGAGTTTGATATTGTCTCACACGCGACTGCGCTCAAAGACAACGACCCAAACGAAACGGCCTCGGACCTGTGGACCGACCTAATGGTTTCGCTCGGAACCGACAAGACGCTCGGCGGCCTGTGTGATGACCTTGTGAGTGCGGGCCACGAAGCGTCCGAAACGCAGGGAGGCAAACGCTTTGCCATGCGCCAGCAAAGTTTCCGCATCCATTACCGCACGACGCGCTGGGCACCCGCCACCGCACCCGCATAACGTATGCCCACCATTTCAGGAATCGCCAAAGACCCGAATGACACGCCGGCCGATGGCGTCTTGTTTGAGCGGCAAAGCCCGGTGGTGTCAGGTTCCAATACAGTCACGCGCCGCTCCGTCCGCGCGACGCCGAACGCTTCAACCGGCGCCTTCTCCGTCACGCTGCTGGCCGGCATATATCGCTACTATCCCGACGCCGAGTCGGACATTTACGTGCTGATCGAGGTGGGTTCAACCGCCGCGGACATCGAAGACCTTGTGACCGAAACCAGCGCGCCCGTCTCGCTGATTACCTACTTCGCCACGCTCGCCGCGGCCAAGGCTCACACCCGGTTCATTGACGACCGCGTTTACGCCATCGCTTCAAGTGCGTCTTTCCTTGGCGGGATGTTCCGTTACGATGCAGATTCATCCGCCACTGCGGACGATTCCGATACCATTGCATTAGATTCCATTGCCGGCCGACTGATTCGCTTCGCATGAGATACCTTCTAGCCATCCTGTTATGCTTCGTCGCATTTGCCCAACGCACCCCGCGCGTCGTGGATTCCGCGGCGGCCTTGGTTGCGCTCACACCATCGGCCACCGTGCCCGATGTGATCGTGGTGAACACGAACAACAACACGCGACTCCAGTTTCGCTATTACCCGACGGCCACGGACGCCACCAACACGACGAGCCCGCTGGTTTACGCGACGAGCACCGGAACCGGCCGATGGAAGGAAGTGCGGCTTACCGGCGACCTGACATCCGTCACGGTCAATGGCAGTTCGATTGACGCGACTGCGAAGATGGACATCACCAACGGCGTGCCCGTGGTGGCCGGCGTGTCCATCGGGACCAACACCCTCGCGAAGCTGGAAATCAACGGCCTGTTCCCGCTGCCGGTGAACGCCACAAACTATTGGGCGGCGGGTGACTCCTGGACCTACGGCCAGTTTGTGACACCGCAGACGTGGACCTCTTCCGGCAGTCCCTACCTGATGTTCTCGCCGTTGCTCTACTGCAATATCCTCAGCACGAATTGGGGGCTGAACCTCACCAACCGCGGCGTCAGCGGCTCGCGCATTGCCCGCACTGGCACTGCACCCAACAGCACGCTCGCGCAGCTAAACGTCCTCCCGGCCGATTGGTCGGGTCTTGTGACCGTGGAGCACGGCTACAACGATTCCACGTCCGAGAATTACGGCGCCACGCAGCGCACCCACACGCTGTTCCGACAAGCTGCCGATGCGATCCTTGCGCGCTTGTTCGCCGCGGATTCCGCCAATGCCCAGGGACTTCGCGCCGACGGCACCACGATTGGCGGCTGGTCGGCGAGCGGCACCGTGAGCGACGCGGGCAACGCCGGCACCGCGCCGTTCCCCGTCGGCGGAGTTTCGACCAACACCGTGCAACTTCGCACGCTCACCGGATCGCAGACGGTATCGTTCAGCGGAACCAATGCGTTTGTCGTGCTGGAGAACTCCAGCAACGGCGGCATCGTGGAATTTCGGCAGGGCACAAACATTCTTGCCCGCGCCAACCTGAGCACGCCCGGCG